AATTTATCCATACCTGTCATTTCTTTGAACCCAAACATCTGTGCTGTATCTAAAATATGCTCTTTGACTTGTACAGCCTCTGGATCGTCTGATAATGATACACGAAAGAAAAATAACTTTTGCTTTTCTAAGAATAACTTTAACTTTTTAACATAATCTTTCTTCTCATCATCACTAAGTATTCTAGGATTCGACATGGTGTGTGCTAGATCATCTTGTATCTCCGCAAGTTCTGCAAGTGCTGCCCTTACCTGTGCTGATCTAAAAAATTCTGTCATCAATTCTTCCTCTGTATTTGTTCAATTAAATGTTTCTTATATTCTAGCATACTAATATTTAGAAAAGGAATATATTTTTTGATTTTTAAACTGACGGATTCCCACACTGGGTCAATCAGTTTATCATCATGTTCTTTGACATATGAAAAGATGTTCTCATAGATAATCATCTCTTCGATTGATATATTACCTGAAAGATGTTCTTTTAAAATTGGTGAGTGTCCTTTCTTACAAGAAAAGAACTCTTCGATATCATACTCTTGCACTATACGATCTGCATTACTCTTAAATACCTCGAACAAATTATCCATTTGCTCTGACCATTTAGTATATGTCTTTTCTCCACTATCAATAATCAATCCAATCCATACACCTTGGGGATCAAATGTCTGAGTGAAGTTTGCAAGAAAAAAGTTTTGTATCTCTTGCTCTGTTTTCTTTCTTGACATTCTTTCAAAGAAATATCTGTCCTTTCTTTTATGAAAGGCCGCAGTGGATGCTCTGGAACGACCACGATACTTGAAGTAATCATACTTCTCTTTTGTAAAATGGTTTTTAAATGCCAGATAAGTTTTGTATACTTCAATCGGAGTCAACTGGTTCGACATTATCTAATTCTTCAATTGAGTCAACAGAAACTTCTGCTTCTCCTATACGATACCAGTGTTGATCTATACCAATACTATCAGGTCTTACCCCAAGATATTCAAGGTCAGACCAATTATGTTCACGTAGCATTGCTTGTAAACGATAGTGTATTAATTCAGATTTAGAAGGCATTATAAAGGTAATTTTGCTCTGGATGTTTTTTTCATGAAGTTTAATTGCTGTGCATCATATTTTAATTTCTCTTTGAGTGGTTTCGAAATTAATTTAGACACAGAATCTACCTCTATCTTATTCTCTTCACAGAAGGTAATGATTGCATCAATATAATTAAAGTTGTTTGCCTTAACTATTTTTTCTACCTCTTCTGCAAATCGTGATTGACAAAGGAACTTCTCCTTCATGATGTCATCAACTTTAGTTGTCATATTCTCTTGTTTTGTGTTCGACAAATTTTTTAATGTATTTGGTAAGAAGTTTAATATACTCACCTTTGTCTCGCTTTTCGTAGACTTTGCATTCTCCATTTTCAGCTACCATAATAGTGATTAATTTTTTAACTGGAATACCAGTCATTTCATAGTACATACATGCGTATGCTGTCTCTTGAACAAAATAGTTCTCGATCCATTCTTCGGGTTTAATTTTGGTTGAAGTCTTAAAGTCTATTACTGCAAGTTCTCCATCATACTCTGCTATGCAATCAACTCGGCCTGCAAGACCAAAGTAATCGCTATATAAAGATTTCTCTAAAGCATGTATGTTATCTATACGATCAAGAAGTTCCTTAGATTGTAAGAATAAAAACTTAGTAGAAGGAAGAACATTATCTATTTTATTAATGTCTTCATTTTTTAAGTAATGTTCAACCAAATCATGATACTTAGTTCCTCTAAATGTAGATTCTCTAGTTATCTTATTTGCCTTTTCATCACCAACTCTTTTTCTCCATTCATAAAATATTTCACGATTGTAGAAACTAGTAACTGATGTGATGGATGGATATAACTTCCCAGATGGAACTTTGTAAAAACGAGTTCCATCTATACTCGTTGCCTCTAAGTCAGTTTCACCTTTTAAATAATCTAAATGTTTAAACATTACATACCCAGAGCCATTTTAGTAAGAAGATAATTTCGGACGAGTCCAGAACGAACGATATCATTAACATCAAATTCAATTGATTCAAAATCATCAACCATAGATAGGATAATTTTTTTGAAATCTAGAATTCCGTTCCTTTCGTTGGTCTTTACAAGATCACTTTGTGCAGCATCACCACAGAAAATGATTTTTGTATTTTCACCAACTCTTGTTATTATACTATCTAATTCATGAAAATTCAAGTTTTGCATTTCATCTACTAATATAATGCAATTATCCATTGTAGTTCCACGAATGAAAGAAGTAGACCAAAACCCAACTGTCTCTTGAGTTTTGAGTGCACCATAAAGCATCTCAAAGTCCTGATCAGAAGGCATCTCAAACATATACTTTACCATATTCTTATATGGAATCTGATATAAGAATGACTTGTCCTCGTGATCACCTGGTAGGAATCCAATCTCTCTTGTAGATACAAGAGAGCGAACTACATATACCTTTTCATATGGTGTTATTTGGTCTAATACATCTCGAAGAGCAAGATATAATGCCACAAATGTTTTACCAGTACCTGCTGCACCATAGGCAAAAATATTTTTGCCTTTTTCATATGCTTCAAAGAATTTTTCTTGATTCTTTGTTAATGGTTTTATATCAACCATTGCATCGGTATTAATTGGTTTCTTTCTTTTTAGTTGTTTGGCACTCATGCTACCAATCCCCGAAGAGTTTCCGTTTCCGTTTCTTTTTTTAGCTGGCATTAGAATTGGTAATCTCTATTTTTACGAACATTTGAACCTGGTTGTTTAGATGCTCTATCTAATATCTCATTCCAACCACTCGATTTTGCTTCTCCTGTCCATCTAAACATTTCTTGAGATGCTGCAACGCCTGCTTGCCAATCTTTATCCCATTCTGGATTATCTTTTCTCCATTGATCGTACTGCTTCATAGTCATAGAGAGTTCTTTTTTCTCTTTTGTCTCTTTATGTATTACTGGATATGTGGGCATAAGTTTTTTAAGTTTTGTAAAGTTATTTAGTCCCATTCAAGGGCTTCGGACACAGAGGGGAACTGTTCGGTAAACACCTTTCGGCATCCTTCTGCGATAACCATATGTTCTTTTTGTGTTCCGTGTGCTGATCTTAGATTAATATAATGAATCCAAGAACGACAAGAACCTGTCATATAGATCTTTGTAGGAGTACAAAGTGGTAATACCATTCTAGCACATTCTTTTGCCACTCCTTCTTCAATCATTTGATTATAAAGACTCTGAGCAGAGCTGAATAGAGTAATCATCTGACGATTCAATTTATCAACAACCTTTGCATCAAGATCATCTATACTGTTCTGACGATTCTTTGTATCTTGTCTACGCAACTCTGGTAATTCAATCTCACCTAACTGATTACTCTTTGCATATCGTTGAGAAAATTCTTGGAACGTAAAACTACGATGCCTGAGAATCTGTGCTGCGATTGCACGAGTCGTTTCAATCTCAAGTGTCATTGATGATTGCTCAAACACAGACCAATGGTTATGTTTAATACAATACTTCAACAATCCTGCATAGTTTGGATTATCTTGATTGTCTGGATTAGACACTCTGGCAATATGTGCCATCGTTTTCTCTGCATCAGGTGTGATGCTTATTAGATTAACGGTCATGATTTAGCCGTCATCATCTTCGAATACTTCGTCATAGTCCTGTATACCTCTTTTAATTTCTTCATAATTAGAATGATCTAAGTAACTCGTAGCATCAGCATAAACTTCTGATTTGAGAGACTCAAGAACGTTTTCTAAATCGTGAATGATTGCTTTTAGTTTTGCCTTCTCCATAATAGAGTTTAGTTTTATATATTATAGCATAAAAAAGAAGGGGATCAACCCCTTCGTTTTATTTTCCATATAGAAATTGAATTTCAGCATTTATGATTGTGAGAAAGATAGCAGATGCTACCAATATCTCTAGAGTTTCAATCATTTAACACTTGTAAGTTCTTTCTTTTGACTTACACCACGGTAAGTTAGATCGACCTTCTTTGTTTGCTGTCCTCTATTTCTATCGGTGTCATACACGACACCACGGTATGTGACTTTTGCCATTTGGTTTCTCCTAAAGTAGTTGGAA